CATCGGAGTACGTGCAGTTCAAGTCCGGTGTCAATCGCGATATTGATGCCGAGACTTGGGCAAAGGTGATGGAGATGCCCCTAGTTGCAGACCTACTGCAACTGGGTGCTTTGTCCGTCACCGAGGACGTTGAGGTCGTAACACCGGCTCCTGCTGGCAAAGGTGGTCTGGCAACCATGACCGCCAAACAGGCACTGGATGCCATCAACACGACCTTTGATATTGACCTGCTCAAGGAGTTTGATTACGCCGAGAACCGGGTCCGCATCAAGAACGCAATCCAAAAACGCATCAGAGCAATCACTGAAGGTGAAGGTTAATGGCCGTCGACAGCGCAAGTTTCCTGGTGAGATTTCCTGAGTTTTCAAACCAGGAGACTGCTGTCATTACGTCGACCATTGCAGAAGCACAGCGTTTAAACGACGAGGATCTCTGGGGCGACCAGTACGACGATGCGGTGAACTACTTCACGGCTCATCTGCTTAGTGGTCGCACCCAAGCAATTGGTTCTCAGATTGGTATCGCCAACTCCCCCAGGACGACGAAATACGTCGGTGCTGCTGGGTACACGTTGGCTGATACTCAATACGGTGCAACCTATTTGTTTATGAGGGAGGGGTTGGTCAACCTTACGGGTTTTAGTTACTGATGGGTGCATATTCTCCTTTCGATAACGCCGAGTTGACCTTTCAGGTTTATGGATCGTTTGCGCTCGATCCAACGACTGGCAACGCCGTTCAAAACTTTCTCCCAGAATCGTATATTTGTAATATTCAGCTAGAAGGTGCTTTTGAAGAGCAGAATCAAGGAGTGAACAAAGTCAGCACGTCTTGTTCAGGAAAACTGCTTTCACCTGCCATCTTCAGTGACAAGATCTCTATTGGGATGGAGGCCGCCGCCACTATTAATGGTGTGGAGGGTACTGTCCGCATCCTTGATCTTGGTACAAATATTTTACCTTTCGCTCGTAAGACTCAGTTTCAGAGTTTTTCGGGTGTATTTGAGCAACTTGGTAAGGCTGGATAATTATGGCTAAGAGAATTCGATTCAAAGGGAAGCAGCCTAAAGACTTTCCATCATTGATGAAAAGAGCTGCAGGAATCGCATTGTATGAAGTTGTACCTGTGCTGGACCGGCAGTTCACAGTAGAAATTCAGACTGTTCAGTGGCAATGGCCTAGGAAGACAAAACGCGAGAACGGGCAAACCGTTTCATCTCCCCGAGATATCATCGATACAGGCGACTTAATGCGTAGCCAGCAGAACCAAAAAATTGATAATTTTACTTGGCGTTGGACTTGGGATGTCGAGTATTCAAAAATAGTACATAACGGCGCAGTCTTGAAGCAAGGGGGCAATTATCCCGCCCGTCCATGGACAAAAACTGCCGAAAGAGTTGTTAAGCCAAGAGATTTGCTAGACGATATTATTAGGAGAGAGTTGAATGGCTAGTGTTACCCAAATACGCTCTATCATTGACTCCCACATAGGGTCACTGTTGGGGACGTATACCCTACCCAATGATGCTCAAATCCCCGCCCTTTGGGTTCGGGGTTCGCAGCAAATTCCCAAGGACTGGACTGTCAATGGCATTGAGTGTGTGATTGATGAAGTACCAGATACCACGAATTCTCCGACTTTATTTAATGCGGTTATTCTAAACAAACTATGGACGGTCACACTCACGTCGTTTGACGAAGCCACCACATTAGAAAGTCCAAGGCTGCTTCTTTTTCGCGTTTTTCCTGATATTAAGAATGTGGTTTATTCACCTCAAACAGATATCTCGTTTGAAACGCTGAAAATCCAAATCCCCGATTACTCAATTCTTAGTGAGATAAACTAATGGCTCAACTTCCAGGTGCCGCCTTTATCAGGGGGCGTGAACGCATTATTCGTGTTGCTGATGCAACCGCCGCCCGCTTGTCAGCAACAACCAGCACGGGGGGCATTGAAGACGCATATAGCAGCCCCGGTAGCACAACAATGATTGGGCTGAAAGGTCTGATCAGTGCTGACTATTCTCCAGCTAACAACAACCAAGAATTCTTCCTGTTGGGAGATGAAGGCTTTCGTGATTCTGTAATCACATCTCAAGCAGGTGATGTGGCTTGTACCGCCTACTTCACTCTGGGTCTAGATGCTAATGGTGCGGTTGATACAACTAACATTCAAGCTGATCCAGGTCTTAAGCTGATTCTCGATTCTGAAAATAACCCCAACAAAGAAATCTACGTAGAGGTTTTAACCTTTATGGGGCTACAGGGTAGTAGCTTTGAATATCACGCCCGTGGTTTCAATGCCGGTGTTGTTGATCTGACAGAGTCAACCCCTGCAGACGGTCTGATTGAACTGAGCTGGACTTTCCAAAGCCGTGGTCAGATCTTCTTTGGCACTTTGACTGAATCCGCCAAGATTGACGTTTATGCGTAAAGTTGAGCTGCTTACCTCACAGGATAAGCAGTCATTCTTCATCAACTGCAGAGTAAAAGGTGAATTGCTTGAGGTGGGGGCGGTGTTTATCGCCCCTTCTTCTTGCTCTCCGATGAAACTCACCTCTGAAGAAGGTGTTAGTTTGACTGTAGAAATTCCTGATAATGCCGCTAATCAACAAGACCAGTTGGTTTCGGCAGACACATCTTTTTACATAGTTTCATGAGTAAGTATTCAAAGATCTTTTTTGGCCAGAAAAAGTACTACGACATCAAACCGTTCCGCTTCCCTATTTACAACGACCTTGTGGCTGGGGAGATTGAGGGTATTGAGGAAACTGCTAAGAAGCAGGCAAACAATACCTACTCAATGTTGAAGATTGCCAAGGCAGTGGCGACCAAGCAGGACATCCCTGTGCAGGAAGCACTTGATGCCCTAGCTGACATGGAGAACAACCAGGAGTTGCTGTTCGACTATGTAGACGAGCTGTCTCAAATTCAATCTCAGGGCCAATCCGTCAGTGAGATGAAAATCGAGACGGTGACCTTGTTTCTGCGTTATCGCGGGGAACTAAAGGACAAGGGCAAGTGGATTCAGCTTTCTGACTGGGAGCAGGATGACACACGCGAAATCCCTCGCAAGCTTCTGGACGAAATTTTTGAATTTGTGGATTGGGAGCGTAACGGTTGGCCCCAAGAGGTGCAAGAAGATGACGAGGAATCTGAGGGAAACTAACTGACGAGGCAGCCACTGAACGTATTGCTTTTCTTAGGCAGTACCTGGCTACCTCGCCCCTTGATTTATTGAGCCTGTATACGGAGTTTCGTGCTTGCCCTGGAGGATCTGACATCAGTGCAGATGCTTTTGCACGGATGCCACTGAAGTTAATTCATGAATTGATTCGGCTTGGGGGTGAGCGTGATAAACGGATTGCAAATATAAACTCAGTAACGACCGCCAAATTAACCGGAATTATATTAACAATTGCACAAAGCTTTAGTAAGAAAAAGTCTCAGCCACCAGCTCTTGATGGATTCCTGCCATTCCCACTTGATGAAGACAATGCATTTATGGTTGAGACTAGGGAAGTCTACAAGAAGCTTATTGCACAGAGGAAGTTGCCTCTACATGTACTTGCTTCTTTGAATAAAGTAATTAGTCCTTAACGATAAAATTAATTTAAGGCGAGGGATGTAAGTGGCTGAAAACTCACTTCAATATGACCTACTAGTTGATGCTAGACAGGGCCTAGGAGAGCTTGCAAAATTTGCTAAGGCGCAAGAAGCCGCCGTCAAAAGGATCAAGGCTGCACAGGACGAGCAGGTCAAAAGTAATGTAGAAGTTGATCAATCAATAATTCGAACCCGAGCTGCCTTATCAAAAACTAGAGCTGAATTAGTCAGATACACTAAAAGTTCTAAAAAACATGGCCATAAAATTGAGGAAACGGCGAATAAACACCTCGAATTAACTCGACAACTTCAAAAGCAAAAGCAGGAGCTTACTGAAGGTAAACGAGCAGTAACCGAGTACACCAAACAACTAGACAAGCTCCAGCGCCAGGCCGCAAAGGGTATAGATGTCCGTTCTCCGAACGTAATACCCGCTCCTCCTAGGATGTTTGGTCCTGGATTTGACGGTGTCGGTCAAAATACTCGTAGAGGTCGTCTGACTCGTCGAGTTGCAAATTTGTCTGCCAGGACTTCGGGGGCTTTTTCTGCCCTTGGAGGTGCTGCAGGTAGTGGTGGATTGTTAGCGCCTCTTGCATCTGGTGTTGCCTTTCAGCAATCCGTATCCGGTGCGCTTGATCTTGATTCTCAACGCAATAAGCTCCGGCTGCTCAGTGAGCAATATGGCGAGTATGACAAGATTCTCAAGATCATTGATAGCAGTGCTACTACTTTCAATAAATCCCAAAGAGAGGCCACTACTGAGTTTGCTAACGTTTTCGCTCGTCTAAGACCACTTGGAGTTGAACTGAATGATATTAAGGGTGTGTATGAAGGCTTCAATACTGTTGCAATTGCGAGTGGAGCTACGTCGGAGGCTTCAAGAATTGCATTTATGCAGCTTGCTCAGGCTATTGGTTCAGGCCGCTTAGCTGGAGACGAATTCCGATCTATTTCTGAGCAAATCCCTGGGGTTTTGATCCCTATTGCCCAGACAATGGGTGTCGCTGTTGGGGAACTGAAGCAACTTGGGTCTGAAGGAAAGATTACTTCTGATGTTCTTATTCATGCGTTAAGTCATGGTGTCAATATCTCTAAAGAAGAGATCGCAGCGTTTTTAGCACAGCAACCTGCACAAAAATTCAAGGCATTCAGCAATTCTGTATCAGATTTAGGTGTCGCGGTAGGTAATGTTTTGTTGCCTGTGCTAACACCTTTGGTCGAGAACCTTACGGAATTAGTGAAAGGCTTCTTAGAACTGCCTGATCCTATCAGAAACATACTAATAGTTCTTGGTACTACTTTCTTAGCAGTAACCGCCCTTGCAGCCGCATTCAAAACATTAGGTCTTGCGACTGGAGCTAAATTTGTCGGCAATCTATTGGCCACTGCGGGCGGTATCAAGTTTGCGGGTAATGCTTCAAGTGCTGCAGCAGGCAAGGTTGCTCTTCTTGCTGCACAGTTAAAGGGTCTTGCAGTGCTTGGAATTATCACCGTTGGGGTTAATTTCCTGATGATGGGCGCTAAGCAGGGAGCAAGTCTTGAGGCAGAAATTGCCAAGCTTGAGGCGGGCGGACCAGGCGCAACTTTTGAGGGTGCATCGCGTGAAACAGTGGTCGCGGCGCGCGAGCGAGCTCTAAAAACTAAAGGTGAAATAGATAAAGAGCTTGAGGATATAAGACCAAATGGCTTGGTGTCGGCAATTCCAGTGGTAGGCCCTGTTGTCGCTGGTATGGCTGGATCAAGAGCACAGCAACTAAAGGCAAGGGAAGCAAATAACCAGACGATTCTTGACCTGGATCCAAACGACTTTCAAACAGAAGCCCAGATAACAGCAGCAAGAGCCAAAGCACTAAAAGACGCATTAGCTAAATCACTTAAAGATAACGGAACTGGCCCAGATATTGTAGGTCAACTTGCCAGAGCAGAAGCTAATAATGCGCTCCGCTTAACCCAGAAAAAAGCTCAAGTCGCCTTAAAGGTTGCGCGTGACGAGTATAAACTTCGTGGAGAGCTTGAGAAATCCAATCATCAGCTTCAAGAAGCCAATCTTGTTGGTGTCGCTCGGGAAACTCAAGCAATTTTGAATGCACAGATTGCCTCGTTCAGGGAACTGGAAGTTCGCGAACAACAGCTAGATGATGAAGTTACACAAGCGGAGCAGCGGTTACAAGCTGCGGAGCAACGACTTCTGCAGGCCACTGGACCGGTCGACGCTGCAAAAGCGGCAGGCGCTGTATCGATAGCGGATGCAGAGTTAGCTGGAGTCAGGCAAAGACGCGCCCAATTCCAGGGAGCAATTCCGACGATGATTGGAAACATTCAATCAGGTGTAGGGGCTCAGCTCACCGAAGAATTTAGGCAGCAGACCGAGCAGCTACAAAATCAAGCTAAAGCACTACGTTCCAGAAACGAACTTATTGCTCAGGGTGCCTCCCCTGAGGTTATTGAAGGCGAACTTGCAAAATTAGAAATTGATCGAAGAGCAAATGATATGAGGGCGCAATTGGCTGCCAATAATCAACTCAATGCAGAAGCACTCGCTCGGATCACAACCGAAGCACAAAACGCTAAAAATGCCGTAGATGAACTAACCGCAGCGCAGTTGGAGGGCACCACCGCGATCGATGACTATATTTCTTCCGCAATGGATTTCGTTACTGATACGAAGGCCAGAGTTACCGACATGCTTACTGCCGTTGATAATGCGTTTGCAAATTCGATTGAGGCTGTCCTTACCGGCACGATGACGATTCAGGAATCATTCCATTCGTTCTTTAAGTCGGTTGGAGCTGCATTTCTCAAAATGGCTTCGCAAATGATAGCGAAGTTAATCATTATCAAACTCCTTAAAACTGCGATCGGTCTGTTTGGTAGTGGTGCTGGTGAAGCTTCAGGCGCATCCGCAACAGATGCTGTCACGATGGGAGCTTCACCTACACAGGCGGCTGCCATCACTGGTGGCGGTGCTGTGGAGTGGTCAACAGACATGCCACTCAATGCTGGAAATATCCTTGAGACATTCGCCAAGGGTGGTGTGGTTACTGGCCCCACAGCCGCTCTAATCGGTGAAGGTGGGATGAATGAGGCAGTCGTACCTTTACCTAATGGAAGAGCTATTCCCGTCGATATGACAGGCGCTGCAGGTGGCAATATCACCAGCAATGTCACTGTGAATGTCTCTACTGATGGAGAAACAAGCAGTTCTGGTCAAAACGGTGCCGCTAAACTAGGCAAAGCGATTGATACTGC